AACTTTTCCATCTTTAGTATTAATAGTACGCATACCTTCTGGAAAAGTAAACGCTACGTCAACTCGTGTAGATTCTTGGTTAAAAAATATAGATTGCCAAGGGTTACCATCAGTAGCATTATTAACTAATTCAACAGATTTTGCAGGAGCCTGCTCTACATCAGAGCCATAAAGACTGTTAAACGCTGTTTGATCTTCTTCAGCTCGCCCATATAATATAGCTGGCTTAGGTAATGTTAGGGGCAAACCTTCATAGTAATTTGCAATTGGGTTTGCGCCAACACACAAGTCAGTAATTTGTAGTGGACCAAAACCCCAAACAAGTAATAAGTTTAAAATTGTTGTATCTGTTAATGTTTCAATGTAAGGTGACGCTCCTAACATTGCAGTCATTCTAACTTTTCCTAATACAACAGGAATTGGTCCAAATTTATTTGCTTGATTACTTGTACCTGAAAATAGATTTAGTGGATTAGACGAACCTGGATCGTTTTGGCTAGCCATACGAACAGGCATAATTGCGTTTACTAATGCAATACCTGTCATGGAAATAGCCATAGCAGCTGCATTTGCTTGAAAGCCAGTTAGCCCTAAGCTTGGCACGGCACCTTCAAATCCTGCCCCTGCTAGTTCTGGTGCTACAAGAACAATAACAAGTATCAAAATCATTTTAAAAGTGTCGCGACCTTGAGGTACTGCACGATAGGCAATAGTTTGTCCGGCCTGTACAACAGTAGTTTCCCAATCTTCTTTAGCAATTGGAACTCCGTCAACAACAACAACAAGTCTATCTGCGTAATGTGGACTAAGCGAATATTTGTTTTGTACAAATAAAGCAAAATCTTGTATAGTTGTACCAGCAACTGTCCACTCACGGTATACGTTTGTTTTAAGCGGATGTGGCATACCAGTAACAGAAATCTGAGTATTCTCGCTGTATTTGTATATACCGTCTAAGCGTTTGCTCCACTTAACGTTAGCTAGCGACTCAACCACACTGTCACGACCTTCACGACAGTGTAAAAATTTGTTATTACCTACATAGATACCAACGTGAGCAGGTTCTCCATAGATATTAAATAGTACTACATCTCCAGCACCAGGAGTAGTAGTTTTATTCCATGCGTCTTTATAAAGACTAATAGCTCTTGTGACATTAGAGTCATAAGAGCCATTATATTCATCAACATAGCTTGGTAGATCAATGTTTAATTCTTCTTTGTAGTAAAGACGAACCAAGCCCCAGCAATCTATTCCATTAATATCTCTACCATTATCTTTATATGGTAAGCCTATATATTTATCATAGTTCATTAAAATAGTCCTGGAAAATAACCAGGTGTAAAACTGTAACAAGGAAAAGGCTCTCTGCTTAGATTAATCATATCTAAACTTAAGCTAATTTTCTGTGCATCATAGGTTACACTGGTAATATAAAAATCTGAAAAACTAGCTTCAACAGTATCAGGTGAGCCAGACAATACTAATTCTAGTAATATCTTTGTGGGTTTTGTAATAGCTGTACGCACAGCAGCAATAAGATCAGGAGAGGCATAGTTTAGTGTTATACCACACTGTCCTACTCCTGTTTCTTGTTCTGAAGGTAGCGTTATTTCCATTGGTATAAAATAATAATCATTGCTACGACTTGTTACACCATACACTATCTCGCTATCGGTAGTTAGAGCCGGTAATCTATTTATAAAACTGTCTGACATACGTCCAACAATTGATGTATTATTTACTGGATCATAAACAGTTAAGAGCATAATTAATGCTTGATCTGTTTCCGAGCCATACATTGCACGTATGGCTTGTGGAGATAATCGGGTTAAACGACTCATGGCATTATTTCCATTTTTAAATTAGTTGACCAAAAACCTGGTGCAAGGTATTGAAGTGTAAAAAATTCACCACTACCACCAGGAATAATCCTAGCGTCTATTGTAGTACCAAGTTTTCTTGGGTGTGGAAATGTAAAACGACTTACACCTTTAATAGTATCTTTGATAAATGTTTCTAGTATGTCGCACTGTGCAGTTGTCATAATAAAAGAAAGAGTCATTTCATTAGGACGACTTGCTCGCCTACGCTGCTTTGCTGGCCCTGCATCAGTTTGACTGCGGAGGATATTAACCCCCACAGTCTCCTGAAATCCTTTTTGCGGCACTTGCGGCAATGTTGTTGGCCATTGAATTACTGCCATATTTTATCTCCTTACCATAGAGGGACGCTGTCCATAGCTACCACTTAATGCTTGCTGAGCACTAGAACCTGTTCTTGAAAGTTGGTCAGCTACTATATCGCCAACAATAACTTCAATCTTACGATTGCCTTTAGAGTCAACTGTTTCTGTAGTAGTTGCTTTCTCAGTTGAGTAGTTGTTAACAACCACATCAACTTTAGTAGCAGTATTACTATCACTGCGAACTCCTAAGTTGCCATTGTTATCACGCTTTAGGGGCATAATGGCTTCTGGTCCTGCTTCACCCATTAAGCCTGTACCTTGTGCAAACTTAAACATAGTAGGAGAATCTACAACAGAGTTAGTAAATGTTCCGCCTTTGGCAAATGTTCGTAATCCAGCATCGTATACTCCGCCTTTAGCCATTCCTGTGTATCCTCTAGCTGCTGCTTGTGTTACATCTAAAGTGCCAGCACCACCGCCACCAGTAAACATATTGAATATGCCTTTTATACCGCCAACGCTCTGATAACTAGCCATCATCTGCTGTTTTAACTCAAAACGAATTAAATCAGCAATCATACTATTAATTAAGTCTTTAAAACTTCCTTTGCCAGTAGTTACCATTTGTACTATGGCATCAGCCATATTACTCATAGATTGTTGGAAAGTAGCATCATATGCTTGCATACGAAGACTCATAGAATATTGCAGATCATAGCCTTTTTGTTTTGCAGCAGTGTTTTGATTTATACGAGCTAATTCTGCGTCGTAGAAAGCACCCATAGCAGCTCTATCAGCATCATAGCGAGCAAGATCTGCATTTTGGTCTGCATCTTTTGCTTTTTGCTCATCTTCTGCAATTTTCATCATTTTTTGAGCAAAACTTTGAGCAGCTTTTATAGTATCATTTTGACTTTGTTGGTCTAACAATCGCAATTTAAAAGTTTTTTCTTCTGCTAAATACTGATCGCCAGTTAAATTAAGTAGTTGTACTCGTTGCTGAAATAATTCAAACTCATTATTGGTCAAATCAATAGCAGTATCACGTTGTAACTGGCTTAATTCATAGCCTTCACGCATAGATTTGTTAACTATTAAATAAGTATTTGCAGTTGCCTGTTGACGTTGTTGTATACCTAGAATAGTATATTCTTTTACAGCTTGTTGATCTAGCTGATTTAATTGTTGTAGTTTAAGATTTATTTCTGCATTAAGACCTGCTATAGTAGGACCTTTAGCGTCTTTTAATTTTTCAGTTAATAAAGCAATTTCGTCTTCAACCGTTTTTCTAGCAACAGTTTGGTCGTAAAATAACTTTTCTGTGTCTAAAATATTTTTACGCTTCATTTCAGAATCTGTTAAATACTCGAAGCCGCTAGTAGCAAGATCAAATATTTTAGAATTTAATCCCAGTAAAGTTTGCTCATTTTTAATCTTTTGAGTATCTTGTTGTAGTTCAGCTGCTTTTAATTTAACGCGAGTGTCAATTAATATGCCACGGCGCTGTTCATTTAGTTCTTGAGATTTAGCATCAATACCAACTTGTTTCATTACTCCTTCAAGTGCTAATCCTGCTACTTTAGGGTCTGTAAAACTTTGAGCCGTTTTTTGATTTATACGTTTAGTTTCAGAAAGAGTCTTTAACTCAGTTCCACGAGTAGTTAATTCAGCAATATCGGACTTTTCTTGTGCGGTTAAGTCTCGTTCTTCTTTTTTAGCAGTATCTTTAATTTTTTCAGCTTCTCTATCCGCTATCTGTCTTTCAAGCAATATATTGTTTTTATACATTGTTTGACTTAAAGTTGCTGTAGCACTTAACTGTTGTTGCTGTATGTCTATTTCTCGTAAACTAAGAGTTCCCATTGCAGAGACTGCTCCGCCGCTAGTTGTACCTGCTAATAAACTTTTTTGTGTTTGCACCTGTGCTTTTTGTAAAGCTAAGTTAGCCATTTTAAATATAGCATCATATCCTGTTCGAATAGTTTCTTTTGCTATTTTATTAATTTCTAGTTGTATTGCACTAACACTACTTTGATTAACAGTAATATTTAACTCTAGTTCACCGAGTTTTGCTTGCTGCTTTAGTTTTTCTTGTACTAATTCTTGTACACCACCACCGCCTCTGCTAATGCTTCGCTCTAGCTGGTCAATGATAGCTTTAGTATTGTCAATTTCAATTTGATAATTTTTTACAGCAGTTGTTGCTTTATAGAACTCGTCAGATAAACTTAGTAACTGTGCAAAATTTTCAGGATTAATAAGTTTAGCATTTTCCGTGCTTTCTAAAAGCTTTTTAATAGATGCAGTTGTACTATCTGTATCTTTTTGCGCGTCTATTAGACTAGAACCTAACTGAACTAAACTTTCACCAAATAGTGCTAGCGGATCTGTTACGGCCAAAGATTGAAATACTTGTTGTAACTTTGTATTAGCACCTTTTAAAGAATCTTCTACTTTTTTACCTGCGTCTGCTAATTTTAAAGCTCCCATGCGGGGTTTTTCCAGCTCTTTATTAACATCTTTAACAGAAGCCATAGAGTCTTTAAGATTTTTTGCTCTTAAAGCTTTAGATATATCTTCTTCTGTAGTTCCGCCAGCACCAGTAATACTTCTGATTTTTTCTTGTAGTTCACGCTTTATAGGGCCTTCAGGTATAAGTTTTAATTGTTGACTGATACCTGCTGCTGCAGTATCTGCAAACTGTGTACCCATGCCAAAATTAAACAGGTCATAGAACCTATCTTTAAAATAGTCCCAGCCGCTTTGTTTTTCTAAAGCTCTTTCCATTCTAACCGTAAGATTATCAATATCGCTACCGAGTTCTCTAAAATTGTTTGCTCTTGCTGAAAGCGAAGCTACAGTTATTGAGTCGCCGTATTTCTTTATAACACTATTACTAGTTTCTATTGTAGAGGTTACAGTTTTTAGTGCAGAATCAAACTCTGCAACTTGTGCAGCATTTTTACTAAATATAGTATCTAATACTGCTACTCCTATTCCTAATACTGCTACGTATCCTCCTAGGCGGCCTAGAGAGCGCATAAATAGTCCAACCTGAGAAACTCCTGCAATAGCCCAGCCAGTTGCACGGGTTCTTAATTTGTCCCAACCTTTCAAATCTACTGCTTTGTTTAAACCTTTGTCTAATTCAGCTATAGCATAGCTAATACCACCTGCTTGTAGATTAGTACTTACATTACTTAAAATATCTAAGCTTTCTGCTCGGGAACCAGCTCGTTGACTAATACGCCTACGTGCGGCTTCTTCTAAGTTAGTTCGCTGAAATTGTTGTTCTGCTTTATTTTCTGCAGAATTAATTTTTTGACTAGTCGCTAATATTTCTTTTTGTGCTTCTTTTGCTCTTGATAACGCATCAGCGTAGGCAGCTGCTTCGGCAGTGCCTTTTTTAGTTAAATCGTTGATTTGTGCCTGAGTGCGTGTGAAGTCTTTAGGATCTGCCCCGTAAGTTCCTGCTTGCATTGCTTGGGTAGTTTTTGTACTACGCAGATTTTGATTTTTTTGTATATCATCAATATCTTTGGCAGCTTTAGCGTATCTAGACTTAGCATCGTCTAAATTTTTCTGTAACTCAGGCAAGTTAAATCTTGCTAACGTAGATTCTACATTTCTACTGGCAAAACTTTCATTAATCTCTTTTGCTTTTTCTTTTGCTACTTTTGCGCTTTTAACTAGTTCATCTCTCCAACTAGTTAATGCAGGTATTGCCATGCTTAAAAGTTTAGTAGCAAAAAACGTTAAAGCACCAATTAATAGTGGAGTATTATTAGTAAATACATTAAGCAGTGGAACTAAAAATTTGTTTATTAGTTCTAATCCTGCTGTTGCTAAGTTACGAATACTTGCTTCTAATCGCTGATATGGATTTGCGTCTAACTGTATATCGCTAAACTTTTCTCGGCCTTCTGCTAATACTGCATTGGCAAATGCTTGGCGACGTTCAAAGTCTGTTAGTGTAGCTACACTCTTACCTATACTTGCAGCATACTTTTCTGTAGCAGGACCAATTTTAGTAAACAATCCTAGTTCATCTAAAAGCTCGGGCTCTAGCTTAGTAATACCACGGCTTAAACGACTTACAGCATCAGTCATGTCGATGCCAAGAGCTTGAGACGCAGTTTTAGCAATCTTTGCTACTTCTAAAATTTGATTTCCACTTAGACCAGCTGCGCTTGCTTTTGTTACTGCTCCCATAGCTTCACGTAAACTAATGGCTCCATCGGTAGCTTCTACGAAACGCTTTGCCATACTGCCAAGAGCCATACCACTTGCAGCACCTAATTGATCCATACCTTTAACCATATTAGTGGTATTTGCAGCGTCTTTTAAAGCACTAAAAGCAGCTGTAACCGCAAAAAGGTTAGCTGCAACTGTTGCGTATACTTGTACTAATCCGCCAAGTCCGCGAGATTCTTTTGCAAAGTCGCGAGCACCCGCTCCAGTAGCCCCCATTGTGCCACGGCCGCGATTATATTCTGTGCCTTCTCCTGCACCACGATATCCAGAACGTACTCCCGCAGCTTTACGACTTAGTTCAGCTGCTCTAGTGTACTCTGCATTAAGTTCTTTTGTCTCTGATATACGTTGTCTTGTAGTACCGCCCTTGTCGGTTGTTTCTACATTAACGTGTATTGTATTTCCTGCCATAGACGCTCCCAGGCTATTAAAGTAACAATTAAATAATTGTTTGGTATCATTATAACATTATAGGACTCTTTTGTCAAACCAAAAAATTTTTAGCAATAAAAAACCCGCTATGTTTTACGTAGCGGGTTTTTCTGTTGGTTTAGAGTTTCTAATCTGATCTATTCTTGTAGAATCGATCATGTGAATTAATTCAAGGTAGAACTTTTTGTCTCGAGGATTTACCTCGTAGACGTCAAAAAGTTCAAAGATCCCATTTAAGTTTTTTCCTAAATAAGTACCATTCATGTATTCCCACTCATCTCTTAACATTCTATAAATACTAAGTGCGAGCTGAACCTCCATAGCAAAATCATCAAATTCGACTGGTATTTCACTTTCAACGGGTTCTGAGCCAAGCTGGTCGCACATATCAAAATATTGCTCCTTGGTCATAGCTACAGATCCATTTTGCATATAGCTAATTAACTGTTCTCTTACTTCAGTTAATTGCTCGTCGCAAAGTTTCCCAGGTCGTTTACTCTTTCGCTAACAAAACTGTCAAAGTCAGTAGAATTCTTAATTAACATTAAAGCATTCTCTTTTGAGTAGCCAAGTTCGTCTTCTGCATCAAACTTACTAACATCTACTGGTGCTAATAAATCAACATACTTAAACTTTAAGCCTGACCAGCCACGAATAGCTGCATCGACATATAGTTCTAAGAATAAGTCTTCGTTAAAATCTTCTTGGGTCTGACGACCTTTGAAAGTAGTTTTAGTAGACTTTTTACGTAAGTTAATTAAATTATCACGACTAATGTAATTGATTTGTAATTTAAATCCAGAGAATCCTGGGTAATCTACTTCAATTGTTTTGCTTGGGACTAATAACGATTTTAGGCTAATTTCTTGTGCCATGAGTTTCCTTGATATTATTTTTCTAGAGTCTAAAAATAGGTGCTGGAGATCAACCCAGCACCTGCTGTTAAATTACAGCTTAAGCTGTTGCGTAGTACTTGACCGTAACTTCGTTAGCTTGGTCAATGTCAAACACAGGGCTTCCGCCAGTAGTAGAACCTTGACCTGTAAAGGTAAGTGTAGTACTAATAACTTGTTCTGTGTTAACTGTTGGAATTTGCAACATAGCTGCAGGTAATCCTACGTCTACGTGTGTACCGCTTGTACCACCCATTTGTATATTTATAGCGTAGCTTGGATTAATTTCACTTGCAGCAGTAGAGATTAATCCGTTTAGTAATCCGCCAGTATTAGCACTACCACTACGTAAGTATGCAGTCAATGTACCAGTAATACTACGTGTACCTGTGAAATACGTAATAGGAAGATTAACAACACCTAAGTTTGCAGGAGTTAAATATGTTAAGTTATTACTCATGGTAATTGAACCACCAGTAATAGGCACACTATAGTCGCTACCAGTAAAGTCATTGATTGTGTCATTAACTTGTAACACAGTAAGCTTATTTGTAATAAACTTAGCTGCAGTATTTTTAGCATTGGCCTCTTCAGCACCTGTGGCACCAACATCAGCACCTGTAAAAGTAACTTTATTGCTGGCAGCAACGCTAGCTACTAAAGCGATTTGACGAATCAAACTACCTTTTCCAGCCCATTGAATAGCAGCAATTGCATCAATACCAAAATCAATAGTAGCTGTGTCTAAAGCACAGTTGTCGAGAGCGTAGGCAAGATCATCAAATACAACAATCAAACCAAAGGCTTGCAGTTGGTGTGTGTTAGAGTTAGCTACCGTAAAAGTTCCTGGGCCGGCATTACCAGCTGTACCGTCTGCCCAAGCAGCATTTGCAGTGCCATAAGCGATTGATCCCCCAAATGCATTCCATAGTACTTTTTCTTCACAAGTAACAAAGTCATCAGTACCGTTAGTAGCACCATTTGCACCTGGGTTTAAGTAAGGACGAAGATACGTTGAGAACGTAAAATCTAGTGGCTCAAGTGCAGTGTTAAAACTGCGCTGACCACGAGCAGGTGTAGCACCAGCTTCGTTTAGTGTAACTGTGTCAACAGTAGTGTTTTGACTAAAAGTCATACCTTCGAGAACTTGAATTTCCCAGGTATTTGCGATTGAAAACGGTTGAGCTTCGTCTTTGTAAGTACCTGCTCGAACACGACCCTGACTGTCCACGTTTGTAGTAAAGAAGACTCTACTATTACGAATTAAATTAACTGCCATAGTTATTCCTTTTTTTAAGTTTTAACGTAAGGCACACCTACAAGACATTTATCTGTTTTGGTGCCATATAACGTTATGTTAGTGCGTAACGCACCTGTATATTTATCTCACCAACACCATAAGGCAGCAATAGCCCTTCGTCGGTCATGATACTCTGAATTAAAATTTCAGTAGTTTCCAGATTACTATCTTGGTCATAAACTAAAACACGATTTGCATCGATGCAAGTTTCTAAATCATAAAGTAGTTCTTCTAGTCTAGATTGAGGATCTTCTTGATCCTTAACATAAGCTTTGATACTGATATTGATATGTCCCCAAGTAAAATCACCTGGATGGTATTCTCGCATTTCCGTACCTGGGCTAATGTACACAGCTGGAAAGTCCTGTATTTCATCCCAAAACTTTAGCTTTGCGTAACTGTTATTATATAAATTTGTAGTATATGGTGCAGTTCCGTTAATTGTTTTTAATTTTTCTGCTAGTGCTTTTACAATACTAATTCGTCTGCTCATACTAGTACGGCCCTTAATCTATTGTTAACTATTTGGGCAGCAATTTGTCTTATTGACTTAGAGATTAACAACTTGGGATCTCTTGATCTTGGGTACTCTTGATTGCCGCCAGTACTAAATGTCCCATAAGGGTTTTTCATATAATCATAAAAGGCAGTTATCATACCTTCTTTACTTATAGTCAAACGTTTTACTTCTGCAGAACTTGCAAATCTACCTGTTCTGTAATTTAGTAAGCTTTTACTAGAACCATTACCCATATTAGCACTAATAACGTCCTGTAGTTGTGAATTTAGAATACTTTGTAAACTAATTAAGTTTACAGAGCTTTCAGGAGTTTCTTTAGGTGCTTTAGTTTTACCTATAATTTTTTGTTTTGCAGGTAAGTTTTGTTTTTTACTAACCTGTTTTTTAGGCGTAGCACCTTTTTTAGGAGTGTGTCGTTTAAGATTTATTTTGCCAGTTTTTATAATACTAACAATTGCTTGCTCAATATCTTCTAACATAGTATTAGAAGACATCATATCTCTCATGTACCTAGCTACTAGGGGTCTACTAGCTAACATAGCTATTTTTCTTTGTAACTCTGCAAATATTGTTGCTTCTTCATTAGAGAACTGTTGGTTTACATCAAATGTATGTAGTGTAACAACTACAAATAATTTACCAAAAGTTTTTTCAATACCTTGCAACGCTTCAGGAGTAGTGTTCTTAAACATATACTCTGCGTCTGCTTGAACTTCGTAAACTTTATCTAATGCTTCTTTTGCATATTGAGTTATAAGAGTATTACCGTTTAACTCTCCATAATCCATTAAGCCGAATAATTTTTCTGTAAAAGGGCTAGTCAAATATTCTTGCCCAGTGCCTGCGGTAGCAACATGTCCTAACTCTAAGTTAGATACGTATTCTGTTTCAAAGTCTCCAGTAGGCTTTCTTGCTCTGTTTAGTATAGGTTTTTGACTTTTAACACGCTGGCCAAAAATAGTATCTTTTAATCTTAGATCGTTAGTTACGTTATCACTAATAAAATTACGAATAGCTTTAAAAGACTTAGCCATTAATAATCTGGAATTATCTCCACCATCTACATAAACTAAGTAACCCTGCGAACCTGTAAAATAGTTTCGTGGAATGTCTTGTATAGAGGCGTATTTACGTGCTGCTTTTTCATTAACTATTTGGATAACTGTATTGTAAATTTCTCTAAATACTTCTTCACTATACTGATGTTGGTTATTAATGCGTAAAGCACGATAACTTATATCTAATACGTGTGGTCGTTTATTTAACGTTTCGCGCAACTCTTCGGATAAAGCCTTACGTATAGCAGGGTCAAAATCGTCTATTAAATCTTTAAGACCTACTTTAGCCATTAGGTAAAATCCGCCATGTACTGATCTAACACACGCTTAATCGAAGCAGGAAAATTACTAGAAGCTACGTAGTTGATCTGAGTTGTATTAGGATTTAAATCGCGAGTACTGTGTACGGCACCGTTATTTCGTGAGTAGTACTCTACTAAGTCTAATACTGCTAGTTTTAAGTCGCCGGGTACAATTTCGTATCCTGCAAAATAGTTTATTCTGTATCCATTAATTTGTTCTGGGAATCCGTTTGGACTTAAGCTTAGCACGTAATCTTCACGTACCACGTAGTCTGTAAACTTTACAAGATTAGTATAAGTCTTGCCATAATCTGCACTGTAAGCTACTGAATTAACTGTAACTACTGGGGTTTCTTTTAATATAATTTGTTTAAAGCCACCATCAAATACTTCGATCTTGGCCTCGTCGTAAAAGTCAACGAAAGTACGACGGCAATATGTTTTTACTAAATCGCTAACCTTGGGTATTAATAAATCAATTTCTGCATCTGAGTTAACACTGCTAATTCCCATGTAAGCTTTGTATTCTGCTTTTGTTACTAAATTTGTTGCCATAAATACCTCGCTTGTTTTATAAAGGCACATTATGCCCTTATAAAACAAGACCCCGAAGGGTCTTGTTAACTTATACTCAGCTAATTAAGAAGCTGTGTACTTGTGTGCTGTAACAGCGTTACCTAAGTTAGTGGTAACACGTGTCATACCGGTACGGAGGCTAGCCACCATAACGCGACGCTGTGTTTCAACTAATTCTTGGGTATCAATACGGAGACCGCGCTGGTTACCAACGATAAAGTTGCCTGGGTTAACAGCAATAGCTCCTGCAACACCAGTACCTGGGGAAGCGAACTCTGCTGAAACCAACACTGGGCTTCCACCGATTTGACCGATTTGACCGGTTAACAGTGTAGCTTGTGTACCAACTTGGTTCATTGTTTGGAA